CTATAGTCACAAAATACAATCTGATGTCCTTTAAGCTGATCATGGTAGACTATATAAATAGGATAAAATGGTTTTTTACATACGTCAAGAAGTTCAGCATTATCAAGTAACAAGTCATACTTTTGTTTTATTGGCCGAGTAATTAGTGAAGGCACTACAAACACATTAACAACATGCAGCCCAAACTTTGAGACACACTCAATAAGCACTCCTTCAAATGGTGACATTCGACGAACGCCCTGCTTCAGTCCCTGAAAAGACATCTGTTTTTTCAGAATCTCAAGTTGAGATAATGCAAACCGTTTAAACTGTTTAGCTGCATGAATATTACCATGAAACTTCAGTCGTGTGGGAACTGGTAACATTATTTTTCTTTATAATCGTGTGATTCTCTAAGGTCATTAGAGATACTGGAGGATATTCCAAGACTTGATCCTATGCTCTCTGAATGCCCTATACTAATTCCACGAGATTCTGAATGACTCCAGGATTCGCTTTCACCAGCATTGTAGCTGTTAGAAATTCCTGCAGAAGCATTAACTGCGCCATACATCGAGGCTAAAGCTTGAGCAGAAACATTAGTTAGTGATTCAGCTACCCTTTCGCGCAACCCGTACTCAGACCCATATGCCTTTACTTGAGCGTCAATCTCACCAAGTTGTGCTTGCATATCAGAATCAGCATTTTTAACTCTCAGTTCCCACTCGGCCACCAAACCTTTTTGCTGTTCAGTAACTGCACGAGACTGTGACTCATACCCGTCTACTTGTGCTGAATAAACATCAGTAATTGCCTTATTTTTTGATGCTTTACCGTTTATTTCAGCAGTATATGCTTCTACTTCACCAGTAAAAGCAAGAATTACCCCCTTATTATATTCAACGGTTGCTTTGAGATTTTCAATTTGTACTTCAATATAAATCTTATCAGTTTCAGCTTTAGCAATATAACCCTTGATATTTTCTGCATAAATTGCAATAGCATTAACAGCTAAAGCCTTTGCATAATCAAGAGATCGATCATTGGTCTTATTGTAAAAGTCACGCAGCACAGCTTCTAAATCTTTCGCCAAACCAAGTATAAACTGACTGTTCTTTTGAGTAAGTTCAGCTTGCTCAATCATTATTTTGCCATTCAAATCGAGCAAATTTCTGGCTTGTTCACTGGCTTGTTCTTGCAATCGCCCTGCCATTGCACCTGGTGGAAGATCAAAGCCACGAACAGCAAAATAATCTTCAATCTCAGTTTGAGTTTTATTAAACTCAATGGTTTGTCTGGCTCTGGCTCGATTAAATATTTCTTGTTCAACTGTAGCACTAAGTCCAGTGGCTCCCGTCTGTAAATCATTGATTATCCGAGTTAATAATGGCGTAAACAATGTTGTATCATAACTGGAAGCTACCCAAGAAAGAGAATCTGTTATTGTAGTTGGAAGATCAGCAGGATCAATATCTGATAAATCAACTGTTGGGATTGATGCAAGAGCACCAAGAACAGCAGAGAAATCAGGAAAAACCAAATCAAGACCTGCTGCCATTACTGGTGGAGAAGGAATATTACCAGCTAAATTTGGAATATTTTGTGAATTGTATGTAACATTTGGAATTACTAAAGGAGCAATAATACTATTAAGATTATCCATATACTGTTGAAGAGTAACAAGCATCGCGTCAGCATCTTCTGTTACAGTATCAAATCGCTCGTTAACAAGGGTATATGCTCCGGTTGAATTTATACCAGAGGCTTCCCAGTCGCCCTCAAAATCCTGGGGAGGCCCCGGAGTAGGCAGTGATAAATTTACAGATACGCCATTAACAAATGACCCCATTATAAAATCTCCTTAAATATTACAAGCTGTTCCAGATCTGTGATGTTTGATTATTGAATAGTCAAGTATGCTGCCTGATTCTGATCGCAATAATTTATTTGGTAAAATCATATCACAATAGGTTATAGTGCCTGCATTTACTACTGATTTTATTACTTTTGCAGGGAGTGTTATTGTGCCATATGTAAAATCTTCTGCAGCACATTCACATGAAACCTTTTTCATTGGCAGTGTCATTTTAGCAGTGGCCACTTTCCAATTTTCTACTTCTGCTGCAAGACGAATCTTAGGTAATGTTATGTCACTATAAACAACTGTCGGATTCCAGCTCTTAGATGAAATTGTTCGTTTTGGTAAATCTATATTGGTATCACTGCCCATTTCACATAGTACATGGAGCATAGGCTTTTTAATACTGCCCCATGTAACTATCGGATTAATGCACTCAGCAGCGATTTCTTTATCTGGTAAATCAACATCCGCGTCTGTTAAAGTCCAAACATGACTTATAGAACTAATAGTTTTAGCTGGTAAAGTAATTCCAACATAAATTGGCACCGGATTTGATACTACAGATGCCAACTGTTTTGATGGTAAAACTATTATACCCCACGTAATAATATTATTAATAGACTCGGATGCTAATACCTTTAATGGTAAAATAATTATACCAGCATTAGTAATTGTGTCACTACTAAATTCAAAATTTATGGCAGATATGGGCGGCGGTGTATATGACATAGCTATTCTACACAGTCAGCAAAAATAATATCATTTTCATCTTGATTACCTATAGCAACAGCAGTAAATCTCGAGCCTCCACCACCTAAACAAGATAATGACCAAGCACCTGTAGTCGCATCAGAAGTAGCCATCCCTAAGAATCTACTTAACCCTCGATCACTAAATACAGCTACGTTACGATTTGTGCCAATTCCATTAAGCATAACAACCCCCCCAACCTGTACCATTACAGGGCCAACAAGTTTTGTAACAAGTAAAGGAATTATTTTTAGCATCTAAACCTCTTTGCAAATCAATGGTACACTGTTATAATATGATATAAAAGCCCTATGATAATCTGTACCATCAGAATAAACAGCTAAATCAGTAAACCCAGTAGTTGAGCACATTAAAATATTATCAAAGTACCCCATATAACCACCAGTGATATCTTTTATTGGGTAAACAGTAGCTAAAAAATCACCATTTAATGGGTCAGGATCACCAGATGTTCCAGGAGACACAGGTAGAGCCGATGCTGCAAATGAATCATTTTTAGTTCCATCGTGCGAAAAAAGAATATTATATGTCCCTATTAATGAATTTGTGCTGGAGCAAGCCACAGCGTAATCTTGAGCTAATTTACACCCAGCAGCATAACTGGCCGCCACAGTAGTAAAAGTAACATCAAGGCCAGAAATTGCACTAATCGTTAATCTTTCAATATTGGCATTATCCTTAATAACAACATGGCCACCCACAACCCAAGATGTAGGAATACTTGGTAACGTAACCACAACATTTGAACCAGCAGTAACAACACTGGCAGATACAACTATTTCTTGATCATACAATGAATTCAGAATTCCACATAAGCATGCATATTTTATAGCTACATTATATGACCCAACTAAAAATGAATTCATATTAGCGTACACGTAAAGAGTACCAGAAGCTAAATTTACCATGTACCAGTTACTTACAGCCGTCATGCTTGTTATTCCAGTATGGGTTGCGGCGTTCCAATATAAGTGTGTGGTTACACGATTATAATTGATAGTTGCTGACGCCTCAACTTTAACATAAATATCTGTCGTTCCACTTTCGCCTACTGAATACATTACAAAATAATCACCTTCTGTAATGTTATTTTCATCAGTAGCATATACACTATCGTGTAAGGTCCATCCAAGACCAGTAGTGGCATAAGTATTTCTCTTGCACATCCAATCACGAAATATCTTAAATGCCTCATACCGTGAAGAAAACGGTTCTGCAACTAAGTTTTTATAAGCCATTTAATCACGCTTTCGGTTGAGTAACAGTGAAAGTGCTCACACTTGAAATACTGTCTTCAACAATAAAAGTATTTGACATCCGCATTTCATACGAAGACGAAGTACCAATTGCGCCATCCAAACGAATTGCCGTAGTGCTGGCTCCTTGGACTCTATCATTAGCATACCATCTGAACCATCCAGCGGCAACACCAGTACCAGCAGCGGCAAGCCCAATAGATTGCCATACCTCAGCTACATCTTTTGCTAATACCCCATCAATACTAGTACCCATGTTAAGACCATTTGTGGCTACCCCTGGAGTAAAAGTCCCTGCATTCAAAGTAATGACATCCAATAGAATTCCAGTTTCAACAGCATTTGCATCAACTGGTTGTGTACCAGAATACCGATAAATAACACTATTTACCATTAAACCCTTAAAATCATCGGTAACATTTAAGGCATTTACCAAACCTGTACTTAATCGTAGCGCCATTTTTATTCTCCTAATAAACTGAGTTAATTACATTATAATCAGAAACAACAGTTGCCCCTGATGAACCAGTTGAGTATAGTAACTTATTTGCCGTTGGAACAATCAACGCTCCGTCTGCTGTACCTATAGATAAGCCTTCATCACTTGACCAAATAGCAGATAAGCCTTGAATCTGTAAAGCTGTAGCACTCAAATCAACAAGTTCAATATTCGCACTGTATTCATGCGCGGGAACTTCTGTCTTCTTTTCAAAGCTCATATCAGAAAACTTATCTGCTCCACGAATAAAACCTGTAGATTCCTCAGTAGATACCCAAACGCCGGACTGAACAGGTTTTATCATCCTGACATTTGAACCAAACTGAAAGAAACATCGTGCCATATCAAACTTACCATACGCATATGGCTCAGAAACCCATATCACATTGGCAACTGCAATCCACATACGACCTTGAAATATACAAATGTGATTACCAAGTGGGACAGCAGAAAAAGATCTTGTTGTATCTGCACCCACATGAGTATTAGTGGGCCATGGATTTGATACGCCGTTTTCAATTATACCATTTTGAAAAGTGCTTGAGTAATAGGTCTTTGTTCCTGTTTGCCAATAAGAAACCTTAGCACCTTTCATCAGCCCTGAACGAACACCAGTCAATGACAAATCTGCCCCAATTTTATAAAGTGCGGCATCATCTATTCTATCCTGTATGACAAAACAGTCACCAGTATCGCAAAATAATGAATGAGAAGCTATATCAGATAATTGAACCTGTCCAGCACGCCTATAAATCATACCAGTTTCATCAATATCAACATTAACTGCTTCAGCTAAAAAGCCTACACCAGTTTCAGGATTATATTGATGCCGCAAAGGATCAACAATATTATTTAATCCTAAAGCGCCCTTTAAAATAATTGATTCAACCATATCTTATCTCAACATTAATCCACGAGATTCATAAGGAACTGTAAGTTCAAGTGTTTTTAATGAATCAAAAAATAAACCCTTAAATTTTGTTGTATTTGGAATCTCATTTTCAATTCCATCTTCAAGAAACTCATAAGATTTCCATGCAGCAAAATTAGTCAGTAATGACATTTGCAAATGTTCAGGAATACCATCTGGTACATCTCCATCATTAACCATTATAACAGGTTTACGGTAAAAATGCAAGGTTAAAATTTCACCCGTTAAGGGAATCCCCTGATAATATAATTTCCCTCCATGCTCTACAACCTCAGAAATATTACCTACCCTGGAAAGAGCTGGATACATTGTAACAAAATCAATAAAAGAATGCGCTATATCAATTTCAGATCCACGTGCTGATACAGCAAGACAAAGATTTCTCTGAAATGTCAATGGCATATCTACATAAGCTACCCCAATAACCGTTGTGACAGTATCTATAGATAGAAGCCCAGGTAAAGGTGATGTAATTATATCCCCTAAAGCTGATTGCATACCACCAGCAATTTCAGTTATTCCCTGATTGATAAAGTCTCCAAAACTATCTTCAAGACTTGAATCATCTACAAGAGTACTTGTTCTTAATATTAATTCTTCAAAAGTAGACATTAACACTCCTTATAAATCATCTTGAGTTATTGGAACAGTTATAAAAGCTTCTGCAGGTTCAGGACGATATACAGGTACACTTTGTTTCTCACCTAAAGGTTTCGGATCAGAATAATGTGGATGTTTTTCTTCCCAACAAGTATCAGCACAAACAAATAAATTATTCCAAGTCATTCTACATTCAGAAGCATAGCGTTGAAATCCACACTGATCACAAATTACTAAGTAATCACCAGGTTTATAGGTCATTTCATCTTCCTTTACATAATTGATAACTGTACTATAAATCAGTTTGTTCGTTCATAAATGAACAGCAAGTTATCTCATCAACAACATAATATAATTTAATTACTTTGTAATGTCCTGCTTAATCACAAACTTCTTCTTTTTATTCCAGCTTCTGACTGTACCACCGTGGTGCCAATTCCTTCCTAATTCCTCAGCGCCAGATAATCCTCTTTGGTCAGTAGCTCATCCGTCCTCGGAGAATATACCTTGCCCGAATCAAGCTGAATGCTGTTGGAGGCGGCGGCGATTACCGTTGCGCCGCTGGCCTTATAGAGTCTCGCACCATCGGTAAACTTGAGTGGGGTGGCATTAAGGTTGTCCAAGTAGATGTTGGTGACCGCGTCGTTGATGCGGTAGTTGCTCACGTCCTCTACCGTGATTCCTTCAAAGAAAAAGCGGATGCCGTCCACTGTGGTCAGGTTATGAATCCACCAGGCGATGAGCCGCTGCTTGGTGGTCACATTATCCGGATCATTGATATTCACCTCGATATTTGGATAATCAGCTACAAACTCAGTGACGGTGGAGCCATCAATCCCCATGTCGATGTACTCCTGCCAATCTACCTGGGTGTTAACAAATTGCAGCCCCGCCGTGGTCATCAATCCACTGGCCGATAGCTCCTTTTTAGCTGTCAGCCCGGAACATTGGGTGGCAAGCAGCATGATCAAGTTACCGGCGGCCAGTGTCGCCGATGGGATGTCGGCCACAAAAACGTAGCCATTCCCGCCCGCAACCACTGAATTGTCCACTTCCATGCCAAGCGTGTCATTGATGACATACACCCTGGTTCCGTCGATCAGATTCGGAGCAGTGATCTTGACCCGGGTGTAGGCTGCATCAGACAGCACACCGGTGAAATCTCCACCATTAATAACTGAATATGTGCCGGTGCCGGAGCAGTTCACGGCCTTGCCAACGGCTGATACAGTCACACCGTCAATAATGATATCCCAGGCCACTTCCAGAGCAAAGTTGATGCCATCCACGTTGGTGATCGGCTCCGGATGCTGCATGTTCCCCGCTTGTGATGCCCACCATTGCGAATAATCATACACCTCTTGCATGGTATGAGCGGCAGTGATAGTGACAGACAAGGCCACAGGATCAATGGCAATGCCGGTGTAAGCTCCAGCGGTAGCGGCGTCAGCAACTACAAATGGATTGACAGCTAAAATATATGATGTGACAATTGGTTTATTTATATTGATGGTGATCGATTGATATCGCGTTTCATATTTTCGAATGACCAGTGTAAACGGATTATTGTCAGCGCTCACAACAGACGACTGTGTGGTATTGGGGGTGAGTGCGACAGGACTGATCGCTTTGACATTAGCATATGGAACAATGATATACCGAGTACCCGCCGCAGGTGTAACACCGCATGGCCACGCGAAAGGCAGTTGATTTGAAGTGCCGCCCTTTTTTATTACTCTTCGTTGCCCAACTCCGCTTCCAGAAGTTAGCAAAACTTCTTTGTAGAAATATTCATCTACTGTCCATGACTTGGTCGTATCATCCAGCGTATCAACTGTCCCCGCTGTGGCGGTACCAAAGTCGGACGATATGTAACCGTCAGGATTGGTCAAATAATTGAAATGAATTGTGCCGTCTGTATTTTTTAATGCAACCATGGCCGACTCAATCGGGGCACCAGAACTGTCCACTACCAGGCCCTGAAATGAGCACACCAGCCACACCTTATGATCTGTATTGGTGAGCTTTGGAGTGGCGCTAATATTCCATTTGGCCTTTGCTGAATCGGCGAAATTCCCCCAATCGCAATCAACATAATAGGATTGATGCCCAGACGCATAATTGTCACTATAATATGGATTGAGTGGAGCGGTGAGTGCCGCTGAGAAATCGGATCGATGAACATAAAACGGCCCTTGCACTACTGGCCTGATACAATATGTGCCACCGTAGATTTTAATATCAATCATTATCGCTCCCGGAGATTCGACATGACAATCGGAGGATGATGTTCCGCCACCTGTCACCCCCATATATACATTGTCTGTGACACTCATCCCCAGACTTCTGCATGACTCCAGATACAAATCAAAAACAGCCGTCCCACTTTGCGCCGCGATAGAACCCCATGGGCCATTAAACCCGGCTGGGTTGCTGGCCGCCGGGGACGCCTGAAATGCACTGTTGTACAGTTTACTGTTAAGCCCGGTCATTTTTGCAGATGGATAACTACAATTTTCTCCGATGAATAAAAATTTACTCCCGCTACGCACCTTATCACCGGAGACAATCTCGCCGAGAAGGAATACGCCATCCCCAAACAAAAACCAATTTTTTTCAAACTGAATATTCTCTTTTTTACTGGTAAACGTGGATGTGCTATCAATATATAAATTGCAAGCAAATGAATATTGGCTACCACTGGCCGTCAAAACCCCCCAGCCACCAGCGTCGTGTGCAGTCTTTATCTGCTCCATGGTCAACGGGGCAACAGAAGTGAATCCTACACAATTAATAGTGTATCCACGGGATGTTAGGCTGTTTGAAATATTTGCAAAATGCCCACCCGTACTCCATGTGGTGATGGCTGTGATACGGTATCGCAACAAAAAGCAATAATAAACATTACCTGACACGCTGGTGAGGTGATAATTATCCCAATCCAGCGGCACATTAAAGGTGAGGGTTTGTTCGCCCGTGGTGGTTAATCCATTAGTGTTATCCGCAATCACATCGAGTGTCGCCCAACCGGGAACGGCATTTGTTCCACCAACGCAGTATTCCCACACGCCAGTAATGCCTGTTCCAGCAATGGGCTCGCTCAAATTGACTCTGAGCAAATTACTCTTTCCTGCTGTATTATAGTCCGGTGCAAATATTACCGCGTCATCGACACTGACCCCCGTGTCTGGGAACAGATCGACATTATATACATTGGATGTGGCGCCCCTGATAGTATAAGATGACGCAGATGCGTCATAATACGCGACCCCTTTAACATTTTTTTCAATGTCATTGAAAGTGATAGTCCCCATAATCAATACCCATATGTTTTGTTGGCCCGATCCAACCAGGCTGTGTCATAGTCTCCGGCCCCGGATGCTACCATCCAGATACCTGTGGCGAGCGTCTTGCGCTTGAACTTCCAGTTTCCAGCCAAGAAGAATCCATAGTAGGTATAAGAGTTGTCATAGGCGGTCTGGATGTAATTGTAGGCCTCCGGGGCGGGTGTTCCGGCAGGGCCTTGATCTCCCTGGACTCCTTGGACTCCTTGAATGCCCTGAGTTCCTTGATCCCCTTGCAGGCCAGTCAGGCCAATGGTTCCTTGATCTCCAGTATCCCCCTTAACTCCTTGTGGGCCTTGTAAACCTTGTAGCCCCTGGTCTCCGGTATCTCCCTTAACTCCTTGAATACCTTGAATACCTTGAGGGCCTGTATTACCAGTATCCCCTTTCGCACCCTGTGGCCCAATCAACCCTTGCGGGCCAATCTCGCCAGTGTCGCCTTTAACTCCTTGGATTCCTTGCGGCCCGGTATCGCCCGTGTCGCCTTTCACACCTTGGATTCCTTGGATGCCCTGTGTACCTTGCACACCTTGTAGCCCCTGGTCTCCAGTATCTCCTTTCTCTCCCTGGATTCCTTGCGACCCCTGTGTACCAATAGTCAGTGGGGCCGTTATACCCTGGTCAACAAAGGTAATAGGCGCAGTAATAACCTGCTCCACGATTGTGATGGGCGCTGTGATGTCAGTCATGGGTCACGTCCTGGACAATGGTTAATTTTCCATTATACGGAGTAATTATTACACCATTCACGTCAGTGATTTGAAAATCCCATAACCAAGAACCAGGGGATAAATCAATAACCGTGGCTGGAACCAAGAATTGCCATGTAGCGGCATTTACTATGGTTATCGGGAATTCACCCGCCACCGGACTGGAGGAAAAAGTCATCCCAAGAACTCCAGCAGCATTGCGAAACTGCATCTTACATGACGCCGCCGCTGCCAATGGTTGCGCACCATTAATGAGAATCGGGCCAATAGTAAGTGGCTCCCACGTATCTCCCTTAAGATGACTGCTCAGAGATATTTTAACTGGTATCATCGGTAATTCCTCACTGGTTTATTTTTCCTGTCAATGGATGGCGTCTCACGAAAACACCAACAACGTCGTCATCGACACAAAAACCACAAAACACGCCGCCAGGTACAAGATAACGTCCCTTCTTTTGGCGTCATCCGCTTCTTTTAGCCAAGCCCGATCATTAAACTCCATTGATGGGTGCGGCATTGGAAGGTTCCAGAATGCTTGCCACTTGGTGTATAACCAGACCATTTATCTGCTTCCTGATCCACATTCGGGGTCAATGTTCTCGATATAAGTGTCTATGTCGACAGCTTCAAACCCGTTGAAAATAAACCCGCCATCTTCATTCGTGAACACTACATTCAATCCGCTTTCATCAGCAAACAAATTTATACCATTTGGCTTATCTTTGATAGCTCTTGCCATCCTACGAATCCACCTCACCTGTTCCTTGGTAACATTCCTTATCTGTTCCTCGGTAACATTCGTTATCCGTTCACTTAGTATTCTGGCGAATAATGATTCCTTCATATGTCACTCCATATTATGTATGCAAGCCCGGTCACCATTGCGATCACGAGGATCACTTTAGCAATGGTTTTAAAAATCAGCAGCATCAGTACATTTCTCGATTTTTTCTTCCACTCTTCCCACCCAGCCTCAGAAAGTGACAGTATGTATGTCTTCTGCTTTTGTGACAATGATTCTGTCATCTCAGATCCTGGAGGAAATCTCGCCATGATGGCGGTTGTTCTTAGTTACACTGTA